AGCGGGACGGCGTTCAGGGAAGACGGAGCTAGCGAAGCGATACGGTGTCTCATTCGGTTGCTCCTTGCCGATGGGACAGCTAGGGTGGATTCACTTCCTTGCTCCGACGCGACCACAAGCGAGTCAGATCTATTGGGAAGATCTGAAGGCACTTGTTCCCAAGGAGTTCATGGTCGGTAAGCCTCAGGAAACTGACCTTACGATCAAGCTCTACAACGGAGTCACGCTCAACGTAGCGGGCATGGATGAGCCCGCTCGCATCGAAGGTCACCCGATCCTCGGTGCAGTGATGGATGAGTTCGGCAACATGAAGCCGGAAGCGTGGACGCATCACTTGCGTCCGGCTCTTGCCGACTCCATGGGATGGGCATGGCTCATCGGAGTTCCCGAAGGACGGAACCACTACTACGTTGAGTGCGACAACGCTCAACACGATTCGTCCGGGAACCGCAAGGTCTACTCTTGGTCATCTCGCACTGTTCTGCCTCCCGAAGAGATCGAGGCAATGGAACGCGAGATGGACGAGGCCACTGTCGCTCAAGAGATCGACGCGTCGTTCATCAACAACGTCGGTCGCGTCTACTACGCATTCAAGCGTGAGCAGAACGTCGTCCCTGATCGCCGTTACAACGAGCATCAGGACCTCATCTTCACGTTCGACTTCAATGTCTGTCCCGGAACAGCGAACGTCATGCAGGAGCATGACAACGGGACTCACATCATCGATGAAGTCTACATTCCCACGGACTCGAACACTCCGCTCGTCTGCAAGCAACTGACGAAGCGATGGGGCGGTCACAAGGGACGCATCCTGCTCTACGGCGATTCGTCCGGTGGAGCATCAGGGACTGCGAAGGTCAAGGGATCGGACTGGGATCTCATCAAGGAAGAGCTTCGTGCAGTGTATGGCGATGGTCGCGTTCGCGACTTCGTCCCTCGCGAGAATCCTGAGGTCAAGGTCCGTGTCAACTCGATGAACTCTCGGTTCAAACCCATGAAGGGCGATCCGAGGATGTGGGTTCATCAGTCTTGCCGGTTCACGATCCGAGACTTCGAAGGCGTTCGTTGGAAGGACGGCACGACGGACATTGAAAAGCGGAAGGACCGCATGCTCACGCACTTGAGCGATGGGATCGGATACTATGTCGCTCACAAGTATCCGCACTTCTCCTCTCGTGCGAAGAACGTCTCAGAGGCAGCATGATCACCATTGTTCTGACCAATCGCACTGTCTTGGCCATCCAACTCACGCCTGACGATCTGGCGAGCTTCTACCGCAAGGTGGATCAGCGGTCCAACGAGTGGATCATCCTGACAGGACCTAAGCCGGGACATAGTGTCATCCGGCTCCGCTTGCGACCTTGCGATGTGGTCGCTGTTGAGGAAACGCTTCCATGAACGGACACAAGACCACCGTCGCAGGAATCATTGCTATCGTGATGCTCGTCCTGAGCATCATCTCCGCCTTCGTCGACGGCGACCCGAACACGAACGTGGACTGGGCTCAGTCCGGTTCCGCTCTGGCCGCGGCCGTCGCCGCTCTCTTTGCTCGCGACTACAACTCGTCGGACCGCAACGAGGGCGTCGGCTGATCCCTTCCCCACAGATCGGCGAGTCGAGTTGAGGGTAACTCCTCCCGCCGGAATCCGGCGTCCATCCGCGAAAGCGGTTGGACGTTGTTATGGCTAACACGAAGCTGTCGTTCCTTGAGACACGAACCGTCATCAAGGAACATTGGACAGACATCTACATTCTGGCCACAGACTGTGATGACGGAACTCCGACTGGAGGCTGGTATCACTGCACTGTCCCGCCGAACATTCCGGCTCTGGACGCGTTGCGTGATGCTCTGGTCTCGATGGACTTCCTCACCAGCGACAAGTGGTCCAGGAAGGCTCCACCGCGATGAGTGCGATCGCAGCGTTCATCGGCAGACTCCTTCGTGAGATCTTGCCAGCGTTCTTCGATGAGTGGCGTCGACGCAAGTCAGTCAAGGTCATCGGAAGGAAGCCAAAGGATGCAGTCGAAGAATCCATCAAGAAGCGTCTTCCAGCGGATCGACCAAGCGATCTGGACAGCCGTTAGTTGGTTCTTCACGGCGATCTTCGCCTTGATGCTCCTACTCGGCTTGATCGCAGTTCTGCTGATGCTCGCCGGATGTGCGAACAAGGACATCGTCCTTGCCGACCCCGACGCTCCGCTCTTCATCTCCGATACGTCGTTCGGTCAGTACCGAGTCTCGGCGTGGGACGATGACAAGAAGGAGCTCGTCGATCTCGGCTGGCGTCCTGTCGAGTCCTTGAAGGGACGGACCGTGTCTTCCTTTGACTGGGAATCGTATGCCCAAGACCGTTGAAGACAAGGTTCAGGCAGTGTCCATCGCTGTCTCGTGTCAGCAACCCGAATGGGATCTGCACGACGATCTTTGGGATGGCACCGAAGCGATGCGGAGGGCATCGGTTCGGTGGCTTCCAAGGGAGCCGAAGGAAGAAGACTCGGCCTACGGAGTTCGGCTTGAGCATTCGTTCCTCTACCCGGGACTTCGCTCAGCGATCAACGACCTTACGGATCGCCCGTTCGGTCGTCAGCTGACCGTCATCGGCAAGACGCCGGACAAGCTGAATGGGATGCTAACGAACTGCGACGGCTCTGGCTCGTCGTTGCACAACTTCGCGAAGGCAGCGTTCGCGATGGGCATCAAGCGAGGCATGTTCCATGTCCTCGTCGACTATCCAGTAGTCCCCGAGGGAGCGACACTGGAGCAAGACGGTGAGCCGTACTTCGTGCTCATCGATCCGCGTCAAGTCATCGGATGGCGGATCAACCCTGTCGATCAGTCGCTGGAGTCTGTTCGCATCTACTCGTGCGAGACTGAGCCTGTCGGAGAGTTCGGCGAGAAGCAAGTTGAACGGATTCGCGTCTGGACCAAGACGACGGTCACCGTGTACACGAAGGACGGTGACTCTGATAACTGGATCCAAGGAGCCACGATCTCTCACACGTTCGGCAGCGTCCCGCTCTCGACGACCTACTTCTGCAAGAAGGAGCAGATGGTCGCAGAGCGTCCTCTCAAGGATCTCGCCGAGGTGAACCTCACTCACTGGCAGTCCTCATCGGCACAACGCAACTCGTTGCGATTCGCTCGCATCGGTCTGCTCGTTGCCAAGGGATTCTCCCAGGAAGAGTACGACGAAGGGTTCACGATCGGGCCCTCGCGTGTCATCAAGTCCACGAACTCAGACGCTGACATCAGCTACGTCGAGCATAGTGGCAAGGCAATCGAGATCGGTCGCACTGACCTCAAGGACCTTGAAACGCTGATGGAAATCCTCGGCGTTCAGCCTGTCCTCGAGAAGCGACAGGACTCAACGGCGACCGGTCAGCGTATCAACGCTGACAACGAGCAGTCTTCACTCAAGGCATGGATCCACGATGCTGAGCGTGGTCTGCAGCAATGCTGCACGTTCTACGCGAAGTGGAAGAACATCGAGCTTCCCAAGGACTGGAACATCTCGATCTACTCCGACTTCAGTGCGTCGGCGAATCCGACAGACCTGACGGTCCTGTCTGCATCGCGTCTCGATCGACAGATCTCGCAGCGGACGTACCTTGAAGAGCTGAAGCGTCGCAACGTTCTTGCCGGTAACGTTGACGTCGATCGCGAACTCGAAGAGACGGCGAGCGAATTGACTACTCCTGATGTCCCTCAATGACGACATCCTCGACTGGATGATTGAGCATTCGATCGACATCCAGCAAGCTTCGCTCTACGAGGCTCGGAAGATCCAACGATTCGTACGAGCTAACGTCTATGACGCAGTGACAGATAGAGTCGCGTCGTATCGGCTCAAGACACGAGGCATTCACGCGTTCTCTCTTGAGGGAGCAAAGTCCTTCCGTGGAGACATCAAGTCCATCTTCACCTCAGGGATGGCAGAGGCGAGAAAACTCGCTGCGACTTCTCTCATTGAACTGGGCTCCTACGAGATCGAAGCATGGCGGAAGATCCTTTCAACGGATATCCCTGTCAAGATCTCCTTTGACCTTCCTTCAGTGGGCCTCGTTCGGAACCTCGCCCTCAACACTCCCTTCGAAGGACAGATCCTGAAGGGATGGTTCACTGGGCTCGCTCAGTCTGGTCAGAGCAAGGTCGTTCGAGCGTTCACGCAGGGAATCACAAGAGGCGACTCGACTGACAAGATCGCCGGCTCCATGAAGCAAGTCTACCGTCAGATCGACGGGAACATTGAAGGCATCGTTCGAACGGCTGCGAATCACGTCAACTCGCAAGTTCGAGCCGAGACGTTCAAGGCGAATTCAGACATCATCGAAGAAGAGGTCTGGGTCGCGACACTCGACAGTCGCACGACGCTTCTTTGTGCATCGCTTGACGGCAAGCGATTCCCTGTTGGTCAGGGTCGCCAGCCTCCGGCTCACTTCGGTTGCCGATCTATTCGCGTT